CTTCGGTTAAGTTAGTCATAGGAATTACTCTCCTCCAAATTCAAAAGGTACTTCTTGGGTGTAGTAGCGCACTCCGTTGTAGTCAACGGAGGCTCTCGGGTCTAATAGCTGTAGGTCCAGTAATAGATTCTTGTCATCTTCGAACTCGTCGAAGTCATCCATGTCAGGGCCGAGGTGGTACTTGACTATGCTTTCTAGTCTGAATACCAGCAGACTAGCTTGGTACGAATCGGCGTAAGCCTTGACGACCCACTCTCGCCGGTCGCTGTACTCGCCGGTCGTCCCTATTACTAGAGTAACAGTCGGCTTTGAGCCAGTAGGCCAGATGACCTCCGGCAGAACTTTAGGCATAAGTATCTCCAGTTAATTAATAATTAGTAGTTCTTGTTGCTTCGAGGCCGGTAGTCGCTGGGAACCAAGCGCCGAAGCGGGCCGTAATGTGCCACACATTTCCGCCGCCTGTCAAATCGGCTCGTAAGTCGTTGATTTTCCTCGGGTTTTTCCGGCGAGCCAGGGATGTGTGGTCACAGTTTGCGCTGGGGTTATATACAGTGGGTGCGCGGTAAGTTATTGATAATCCACAGTAATCAGAAAAGTAATCCGGGGTTTCGTATATTCTGATTACTGAATATACCAATAGAATCAGGGGGTTACGGGAAAATAATCCAATAATCAACTTTGGAGGTAGTAATGTCGGGGCTGGGCTCGGGGTTCGCTGGAATTTAATGTGTAGTTATTTATATTGTTTAGTACTTTATTTCAGGGGGGTCGCGCGGGAAAAGGTAAACGAAAACCCCTGATTATTTGATTATTTGATTACAAAAAGAGTAGTACTTTGGATTCCAATGGACCCCCATGGCGCTAAGTCCTTGATTTCCTTAGAGTTCTTGGCTAACAAGTAATGTACTAAACATTAGTTCCTAATAATCAGGACACCCCGCGGTTTTGATTACTGCTGGATTATCAATGACTTACGTAATGTACTATACATTACTACTGTATAGGCATCCAGTGTTTTTGCCCCCTAATATATCATTAACTAGCCTAGCGCCTCCTAACTACACATTAACTATTGATATATACATTAAAATAATATACTATACATTAAAATAATATACTACAAATTAACGACCTTGCCGCCCCCGCAGTATGGTGCGAGCGAAGCGAGCAAACAAACATTTTTCGGAATGTACTACACATTTCGCAGGCATAAAAAAGCCCCGCCGAAGCGGGGCTGTGTGGTTTAGATTGCCAGCAGGCTAAGCAGCCCGCTGATGCCGAGAACAAAGAGGAGCAGGCAAGCCAGCTCCTCAAGCCAATACTTAGCGTTTCTCACGGTCGGCTTTCCGTAAGTACCATACCTCTCGGTATCGTTCTTTCATTGCCGCTGTAGTGCGGCGGATTTGATCATCCAGCTCGGGCTGCGGCTCTTCGGCCGCTGCCAGCTCCTCGCGCAGCTCCTCGCGGATGGCCCGCAGTGCTGCGATTTCTCTGTGCAGATGGTCTATCAGCACCGCTTTGCTGCTGGGCTTGGTTCGCACTAAATGCATCATAATCATTCTCCAGGTTGTGGGCTCATCCTTGAGCCCGGTTGCTGTCCTTACTTGGTTAGTAGCGCCATCAGCGCAGCTTTCATCTCGTCCTTAGTCGCCTTGCCAGAGGCGATTCGGTCGATAGCCTCCGCCGATATCGGCGGTTCTTCCTTGAGCGTAGCCCGGATGTTGAATCCGGTGCCGGTATCCTTACCGGCCTGCATAACCTCGAACTCGATGATTCCCTCATCGGTTTCGGCGAAGCCGATGGTTTCGGCGGCGAAGACCACCATCCGACTGCCATCGAAGTACTGCTTCGCAGTAAGTTTCAGGGTAACCTCAAGCTCCACGGAAGCTGCGAGGTCAGTACGAGGCTTAGGCGCATATGCCTTAGACATAAGTCTCTCCAGTTCAGATTGTTAAAGAGCGGGGCGGATTCCCCGCCCGTCGAACCGGCTGGGCCGTGCTTCGACGGTTTCTATTAAACTAAACATTTAGCCGATTGTCAAGTTTTGACTAAAATTAAATCGAGTAACCAGGCTGAATGCTCGGTACTTTTCTAGCAGCAATCGGGTGTGTGAGTGAGTAGGAGGGGGGTACATGGACTGGACTTTTTTGCGCCCCCCTATGTATTATCAACCCCTCATAACAAAGTCCAAAATTCCGTAGATGTAAAATTTTTTACACCGAGGTTCCGCAAATGTTAGTAGCCCCCGTACGACCCCCCTGGAACGACCGGCTGGCGTTCGACGTAGCCCTGATGCTTGAGGGCAGTAGCGAGACACTGGCGGACATTGCATCCCGCCATAAGGTAACCGCGACGGACTTGCAGCGATTCCAGCAGGACAAGACCTTCACACGTCAGGTGGATTCCTACCGTGAAGAGATACGTGACAAGGGACTCACGTTCCGGGTCAAGGCTCGGGCCCAGGCCGAGGAGCTGCTGACCACCTCCTGGCTGCTTATCCATAACGACGAAGTGTCCCCGGCGGTCAAGGCGGACCTCATCAAGTCCACGGTCAAGTGGGCGGGACTGGAGGTGAAGGGCACCGAAGACAACGGGTCCGCCGGTGCTGGTGTCAGCATCACGATCAACCTCGGAGACAAGAACGATCCCAATGACGCACGAGTGATTAACGCCGAGGTAACAGACGCATGACCTGCCGGAGCGGACGTAACAGCGCCAACGTTTGGCGACGGAAGCTAACCAGCGATGATGTATATCTGATTCGGGCGTTATATAAGGAGCGCATCAAACTTGAGCAGACTCTGCTTGAGCACAAGGCCCAGATAAAGTTACTCCGTGAGGAGCTGCGGCAAGTGTCAGTGGCGGCTATCGGTAGGAAGTTCGGCGTGTCCGGGCAGCACGTCCACCGTATAGTTACGGGTCAGACTCGGGTCGACTACGAGGATGAGGAGGATACAGACTATGGCCCATGTGATTGACTATACCCCGCCGCCCACCGGCAAGAAGTTCATGCATGACGACTCCAAGATGCGCGTGCTGATGGGGCCTGTGGGGAGTGGCAAGTCGGTAACGTGTAGCTTCGAGGTCATCCGGCGGGCGACCATGCAGGAACCTGACTCACAGGGTATACGGCGGACCCGCGCGGCGGTGGTGCGTGAAACCGCTAGACAGTTACAGGATACGACGATCAAGACGTTCCTGGATTGGTTCCCGCCCGGTCTCTGCGGGCATTACATGAAAACCACCAAGACTTATTTTTTCAAGCTCGGCGATGTCGAGTGCGAGGTGATGTTTCGTGCGCTGGACGATGCTGATGATGTGGCTAACCTCAACTCCCTGGAACTTACGTTTGCTTGGTTTAACGAGTGCCGAGATATCCACCCGGATATTATTGATGCAATGTCCAAGCGCGTCGGCCGCTTTCCTTCTAAGCGTGACGTAGGCCCTACGTGGCATGGCATGTGGGGGGATACCAACCCGCCCACAATGGATACGTGGTGGTACTACCAGATGGAGCATCTCAACTCCGAGGATGGGGTGTCGCCCAACGACAACGGCTGGTCTGTGTTCAAGCAGCCCAGTGGGCGGGGGCCGCATGGGGAGAATGTGGAGAACCTGCCGGAGGGTTACTACGACACGCAGGGGCGCAGTGAGGAGTACATCCGGGTCTATATAGATGGTGAGTATGGGCTGAGTTCGGCGGGCAAGCCGGTGTATCAGTACTTCAACCCGGACTATCACATCGCCAAGAAGCCGCTCAGTCCTGTAGTTAATGGCATCCGGCCCATCGTGGTTGGTATGGACCTGGGGTTGACGCCTGCTGCAGTCATTGGTCAGCAGGACCCACGGGGGCGGGCGATTATTCTCGATGAGGCGGTGAGCTTCGACATGGGGGTGCAGCGGTTCGTGCGTACGGTGCTCAAGCCCCTGCTGTTCCACAGGTTTCCGGGGTCGCCGGTCCTGGTGGTGACTGACCCTGCGGGGCGGCAACGGGCGCAGACGGACGAGCGCAGTGCCGTGGACATTATCAAAGCAGAGGGGTTGCGGGTCATACCGGCCAAGACCAACAGCATATCTGCGCGGGTCAACGCAGTAGACGAGTACCTCATGCGGCAGGTCGACGGCGATGCGGGGTTGCTCATGGACCCCAGGTGTACGCGGTTGAAGGCTGCGCTGATGGGTGGGTATAGGTACAAGCCGAAGGGTGTCGCCACTATAGATAAGAATAGCCACTCCCATGTGGCAGAGGCGCTGCAGTACCTCATGCTTCATATAGGTGGGGCCGGGGAGCACGCCCAGATTACGCGGCTGCGGGAGGTCAAGACGATGAACGCCGCCGGGTGGACTTGATTCGATTTGTTTCGATTTGTTTCGATTCGCTTTATTTTGGTACACTATGGGCAATCACTCCGTAGTGGTTGCTGGCTCCTTCTAGCTTTTGCTTTTCTCCAGGATTTTCCCCGGCTACTCCAGCCGGGGTTTTTTTGCCTGTCTAGTCTCTAAGATCTTTTTGTGCTAGCTTAGGTTTGAGATTTATCTAGAGCTAACTGTATGGCCGGTCTGTCATTTCTCCGGGTCGTTAGTAACTCGGAACTAGACGAGCAAGAATCCCTCCGGGATGAAGAGCAGCGTAGAGCTGATAATGCTGTGCAGCAGAGTCCGCTATTGTTGGGGCTCTCGGCCTATGTTCGCACCTGTTGGGATGCTGCTCGGATTGCCAAAAAGCCCCTTGAGGACGAGATGCTGCGGGCCATGCGTCAGCGCAATGGCGAGTACGAGGCGAGCAAGTTAGCCGAGATCCGCAAGCAGGGCGGGTCTGAAGTCTTCATGATGTTGACCGAGGTCAAGTGCCGCGCCGCCGAGAGCTGGCTGCGGGATATCCTCCTCGATACGGGCGCTCCCCCTTGGGACTTGCAGCCCACTCCAGTGCCTGAGTTGTCTCCTGACCAGATGAAGGAGATCGATGACGCGGTCGCGCAGGAGGTAATGTCTACCATCCAGACTGCTGGGCAGGCACCTACTGCTGCCGACATGATGGCGCTACGTGAGTCCGTGGCGCAGAAATACCGCTTCGCGCTCCTCCAGGCAGCTCAGAATCGTGCGGACAAGATGAAGATCCGCATCGAGGACCAGTTTGCGGAAGGCGGCTGGATGACTGCGTTCAACGACTTTATCACCGATATCGTCACCTACCCGTGTGCTTTTGTTAAGGGACCAGTCGTCCGGCGGCAGAGGAAACTTGGCTGGGAGACTGATGAGGATGGATCGACAAAAGTCGTCACTACCGAGGAGTTGGCCCCCGAGTACGAGCGGGTTGACCCGTTCCGGATCTATCCTGAGCCGGGTGTCACCGACATTAATGACGGCTACCTCATTGAGCTACACAAGCTCACCCGCACCGATCTGGCGGATTTGATCGGCGTCCCCGGCTACGACTCCAGAGCCATCCGGGAGATTCTGGCTAACGGTGGGCACTCTGCTACTGGCTTTGTCTACGATGGTGTAGAGGAGGCCAAGGAAGAAGAGGAGCGCAAGTTCTATACAGAGATGCGGCCCACTCGTGAGTTTGATGCTATCGAGTTCTGGGGGAAGGTTAGCGGCGAGATGCTCCGCGAGTGGGGTATGAGCGAAACCCAGGTCCCTGATGTGGCGCAGGAGTACGACGCTAACGTGTGGTTAGTCGGCCATTATGTGATCAAAGCGGTTCTGAACTTCGACCCCCTCGGTGAGAAGCCGTACACGAAGACGTCGTTTATCAAGTGTCCGGGCGCTTTCTGGGGTAAGGGCATCCCCAAAATTATCGAGGATCTGCAGGGTATTTGTAACGCAGCTGCTCGCGCCCTGGTCAATAACATGGGCATTGCTTCAGGGCCGCAGGTCGAGATTAACGTCGAGCGCCTGCCGCCGAATGAAGACATTACCAACATCTACCCGTGGAAAATATGGCAAGTAGTCTCTGATCCTACCGGGTCTAGTAATCCGGCGGTGCGTTATAACCAGCCGGACTCGCGTTCTAATGAGCTAATGTCTGTTTATGAGAAGTTCAGCCGCCTAGCCGATGACCACTCTGGTATTCCGGCGTATGTCTATGGCGACTTGAATGTTCAAGGGGCAGGCCGCACTTCGTCCGGACTATCAATGTTGATGGGTGCGGCAGGGAAAGGTATTCGACAAGTTGTTATGCACATTGATTCCGATATCGTGAAACCTATTGTGCAGCGTCAATTTGTGTACAATATGAGATACGAACCTGACGAATCGATTAAAGGTGACGCACAAATCGTAGCGAAAGGCGCTATTAACTTAGCGGTTAAAGAGACGGTGAACGTACGCCGTATCGAGTTCCTGAATGCTACAGCGAATCCGATTGATATCGAGATCATTGGGAAAGAGGGCCGCTCCGCGATTCTTCGTGAGGTGGCGAAAGGGCTCCAAATGCCCGTGGACGAAGTCATTCCATCTAGGGAGACAGCCGAAGTTGATACGAAGTTACAGGCCATCGCTCAGGCGCAACAAGCGCAGCAGGCCGCTCCAACTCCGACTCAACCAGACGGTACTCCTAAAGGTGGACAGGACGCGAACACGGTGCAGAGTAGAGGCAGTGGCGTAAATGCTGCCGCCCAGTGATGACGTGAAGAAGCAGGTAGAGCAGCTGATAAGGTCCGGTAGTCCGCTAGTGGAATACTTCCAGGCCAACCGTCAGCACGAGCTTGAACAGCTTCCTTACGCCGTCGACGCAACGGCACTGAAACAGGGTAGGTGCCAATTGTGGGCCGACTTAAGTCGGCTATTTTCATTACCCGAGTAACACGACATGTGTCGTAATCACGCATACCGGAAGGAGCGTAAATAGTGGCCGTACCAGAGCAGATCAGGAAGCAATCCGAAGCGGTAGAGCAGTTCTATGCAACCGTTGAAGGGGGTCAAGAGTCGCCCAACCCCGACTCTCCCCAGGGAGCACAGCCTGATGAAGCGCAACTCACACCACAACCTGCGGATGTGGGGGGACGGAAGGAGGATGAAGAGACCTATGAGCAGAGGTTTAGGACTCTTCAGGGGATGTACAACGCCGAGGTCCCGCAGCTGCATCGTCAGCTGAAGGAGGCCAATACGCGAATGCAGCAGATGGAAACCTTACTGGCTACCTTACCAGCGGAATCTACTGTAAAGCAGGAGCAGGGCTACGAGCCAAAGTCTTACGTATCCAATACGGATGTGGAGGAATACGGCAACTCTATCGACGTGATGCGCAAAGTGTCGAAAGAGGAACTTGATCCTATGGCCTACGAGATCGAAAGACTTCGTAGTCAGGTCGAGTCTCTCCAGGCAAATGTTGTGCCTCAAGTCGAGAACGTAGTTCGGCAGCAGACTGCTAGTGCGGATCAGATTTTCTGGAGTCAGCTGCAATCGACAGTGCCCAACTGGCAGGAGATCAATAACCACCCAGACTTCCATACGTGGTTGCTGGAGGTAGATCCCCTGATCGGGGGCACACGGCAGGCTCTCCTAGAGCAAGCGCACCGGAACTATGACTGGCAGCGCGTTGCTAGTTTCTTCACCACTTGGCTGCAGTCGCGGAATACCTCGCCGCAGCAGCCGCGTAACGAGGCGCAGCCCTCAGAACTGGAGCAGCAGGTTGCTCCGGGCCGTACTAAGTCTGCCGCACCGACTAATTCGGACAGCGACAAACCACAGTATTCCCGTACTGATATCGCCAAATTTTTTGATGATGTACGGGCTGGACGATTCCAGGGCCGCGAGAGCGAGCGCAATCGTATTGAACGCGATATCTTCGCCGCACAGCGCGAAGGTCGCATTTCTGATGCATGATTGAGGACATGTAAATGGTTTACCCTGTCTCCCCAGGGCGAGCGAATTACAGTGGCAACTTCATTCCAGAGATCTGGAGTGGGAAGCTCATCGAGAACTTCTACGATGCCACTGTATTGGCCGCCATCTCCAACACCGATTACGAAGGTGAGATTAAGAACATGGGTGATACGGTTAATATCCGTACTACCCCTGAGATCACCATTCGTGATTACGTCAAAGGCCAAACGCTGACGGTCGAAACGCCGGACAAGCCGAAGCTGCAACTGCTTATCGACAAGGGCGAATACTTCGCGTGCGTCGAAGATGACGTCGACCAAGTCCAGACGGATATCTCCATGATGGACAACTGGACTAAAGACGCATCCGAGCGGATGAAGATCAAGATCGACCAGCGTGTCTTGACTGATCTGTTGCCTGATATCTCTGCCGATAATAAAGGCGGTAGCGCTGGCGCTATCTCTGCCAGCTTTAACTTGGGCACTACCGGCTCGGCAATTGACCTCACCGCAGCTAGTGATACGGCGCTTGATTACATCGTGGATATGGGCACGGTTCTGGACGAGGCCAATTGTCCGGAAGGTGACCGGTTCATGATTATCCCGGCCAAGATGGCTGGTCTGATCAAGAAGTCGGATCTGCGTGATGCGTCTCTCGCTGGCGATACCACTTCGATCCTGCGTAATGGCCGTCTCGGTATGATTGACCGGTTCACTCTGTATGTGAGCCATAACTTGTTCAAGCCAGCAGCTGGCGAGACGCAGGTTATCGCCGGTCATAAGATGGGCTTTACGTTCGCATCCCAGATGACGAACATGGAGACCATCCGCTCCGAAACCACCTTTGGCGATATCATTCGCGGTCTTCAGGTCTACGGCTACAAAGTCGTTAAGCCCGAAGCTCTTGCGACTGGCGTCATTAAGTTTGCACCGTAGGGAGGGCTGTATAGATGGCTACTTATACTGACTCTCTGGGCTTCAACAAAGGCTCAGCGGCCCATCCGGCTATTGGTGTCACCAAGGTGGCTTTGATGGAGGTCGAACTGGATTTTGCAGCTATCGCTGCGGCACGTCTTGCTGCGGGGGCTACTGCTCTCGGAGCTGCGGATGTGCTGGAGGTTCTGCAGATTCCAGCGAAGACCTACGTCTTGCACGTTGGCCTTGACGTTACGACCGTCGAAGGCGGCACGCTCACTATTGACGTGGGCGATGGTGCTGATCCTGACGGTTATCTCGATGGCGTAGACGCTAACTCTGAAGCGTCCTATGCTTCAGCTCTGGCGCTTACTGAAGGTGCTCCGAATACGATTACGGGGTTGTCTGCCGGTAAGTATTATAGCGCTGCTGACACCATCGACGTGACTACGGTTAATGCTGCTGATACCGCAGTGATGCGGGTCTGGGCCTTGGTCGTAGACTGCTCGTAACCCACAGGGGGGCTTCGGCCCCCCTTCTCCCATGAGGTAGTACATGGCTACTAACCTTACTGGACAGCAGGTCAACACCACGTACGACCAGCTGCTTCATATCAATGAAGGCCCTACCGCTTCTGAGAAGGATGTGGTTAGTGGGATCGGTGTCGTAACAGCGCTCAAGCTAGGCACCGGTAGCGCCTCTGTGGATAACATCCGCATCGATGGCAACACTATCTCGTCAACCAATACCAACGGTGATATCACTATGTCGCCGGATGGGACGGGCGCGATTAACATCGCGAATGCGAATATCACAGGCGGCTCCGTAGCGGGTATAGCTGATCTGGCTGTAGCCGATGGCGGCACCGGTGCGTCGGATGCGACGTCTGCTAGGACCAACCTGGGCCTAGGGACAATGTCCACGCAGAACGCTACGAACGTAGCGATTACGGGTGGATCTGTATCTGATCTGACCGGCCTCACCTCCACGGGGGCTATAGGCTATGCGACCGGGGGCGGAGGCACTGTTACTCAGCTCACTAGCCGCACGACCGGCGTGACGTTGAATGCCCCTAGCGGGCAGATTACCCTGGTGTCGGCTCAGGTAGCTGCACACGATGCTGACGAGTTCGTTCTTACGAACAGCGCCATCGCGGCCACTGATGTGGTTATTGTGAACATCTCCGCGTCTACAGCCGTGGATAAGGCACTCTATACCGTGACCGTCACTGATGTTTCAGCAGGGGCCTGCACCATTGCAGTAGGCAATAACGACACTGTCGCGATCCCGGCTGCTGGGGCAGAGGTGCTAACACTCACATTTGCAGTAATTAAGGCCGCAAATGCCTAGTAAAATTGATAAAGCTGGAATGCCGTGCAACAAACCACGGCGTACTTCGGGTCACCCCAAGAAGTCCCACGTAGTTAAGGCTTGCTCTGGCGGGACGGAGAAGATTATTCGCTTCGGTCAGCAGGGTGTGAAGGGCTCCCCTAGCGGGACTAAGCGGAACAAAGCATTCAAGGCGCGACATGCCAAGAACATTGCCAAAGGTAAAATGAGTGCGGCTTACTGGGCTAACAAGGTGAAGTGGTAGAGATGGCTGACGACAAAGGCAGATGGCTTAGAAACATCGTGGATGGGAGTATCTACGGGTGGAACGAGATCCTCGCGGCTAACCCCAAATGCGAAGAGGTTACGTACGAAGAGGCGTTCCCCGAGAAGTACATTAAGCCCAAAGCGAAGGAGAAGATCACCAAGGCCCGCAAGGGTAACAAGCCACCTCTTGTGGACGAGGCGATCGTTCCGCCGGATAATGAACTCGATAATATCTTAGAGGAATTGTCGGCTGACGCGAGCCGCAATCTGCCGCAATGACGCCCACTGATGTCATCACCGAAGCTCGAAAGCTAATCCAGGATACAGCTACCCCGTATCGGTATAGCGACGACGCCCTATTGGGGTATGTGAATCAAACGCTAAAGCGGATCGCGATGGTGCGTCCGGATCTGTTTGCGTTTATCGGTGAGATACCTACTACGGCTGATGTCACGTTCCAGACCTGCCCAGCTGACTCTGTTCGCTTGGTCGAGATATTCCAGATCAAAGACGGCAACGCTGTAACTGAAGTGTCCAGGGAGACCCTGGATCAGTCTAATCCAGGCTGGCCTGCCGTAGCTTCCGGCACACCGGTTAATTATATGCGGCACCCGCGTAATCCGAATCGGTATTTTCTATACCCCCGTCCTGCGTCTGGCGTGACACTTATTGCGGAGTACGTTCAGTCGCCTCCAGATTATACAGCGCTACAAGATGTAGACCTCTTGCCCGATTCTTACCTACCCCTAGTGGTCGACGGTACTGTGTTCTTAGCCGAGTCCGAGGACAACGAGCATGTAAATTCGGGTCGCGCTGATAAGTTCCTGGAGCTGTTTACGGGGCAGATGGCTACTAGCCAGCGACAGCGCACGCTTACCGACCGGGAGGACGCTGCGGTTGATGGGCGTGCGTACGCTTCAGACCCGCGTGGAGTGGTTGACTAATGGCTACGACTACCCTTGATGAGTTGGTGTATCGGGTATCGCCCTATGTGAACGGGTGTCCCCAGCCTACTATTCTACGGGAGTTGGTAAACGCCGCACGGCATACCTTCGAGCGTACGCTATCGTGGCGATATCAGATACCGTTGTACACCCTTGATCCTGGCATCTTCGAGTACTTCTTCAATGTGCCAGATCAGACCGAAGTTCACGCGATTCTGCGCACACGTATCAACGGCCAGCCTGTGAGCGTGTGTACCTTCGAGCAGGCTGCTGACCAATACCCGAAGTGGGCAGACCAATACAGCGGTCTGCCAATGTCTGAGGTCTGGGCTAATACGCCTAGTGGCGGGGCGAATACCGAGGAGTTCAACGAGACCGAGTTCAACGACTCGCCCACTATTGATATTCCAGATGAGGCATTTGACGAGGCTGGGCAGCCACGACTTATTACGCAGCTCACCCCACAGAAATACGTGATCCTACCGCTACCTGACAACGATCAGAGTTATCAGGTCCGTATGTTTGTTGCGCTGAAACCGAAGCGCACGATGACGGACTATCCGCTAGAGATTGTTGACGAGCTAGAGGATGTACTCGTACACGGCGCGCTCCGTAACCTGTATACGATGAAGGATGCCGTCTGGTTCGATTTATCGCTGGCGCAATATCACGCTAGCCAGTATTCGTATATGACGGCGGAGCGTAGGGCGCGGGCGAATTTAACTGCTGCCCGTGGCCCGGTACGCGCACAGGCGCAGCCGTTTAGTTAGAGCTTATATACTATGGCAGTTTTACTTGCTAATAATGTATCGACTACGCTAGCTACTGCTATAGATACTACGGACACCACAGTCATAGTATCAGCGGGGACTGGCGACGATTTCCCTGTCGTGTCTCCAGGGGATCATTTCTATGCCACGCTCGTAACTACTACCGGATTGGTTGAGATTGTGCGGTGTACCGCACGGACTGGGGATTCCCTCACGGTAGCGCGGGCCGAGGATAACACCGTGGCTACGGCTTTCCCTGTCGGGTCCCTGGTAGAGATGCGGGTGAATGTCGCCGCCCTGACTGATTACCTGTCGCAGTTTTCTGCCGAGGATAGATATCAGGGACTGCAGGCGTCTGATCCGTCCGTACGGTTAAGCGGGTCTCCCCTAGAATCAGGGGACTTCTACTTCAATAGTACGACGAACACTATCCGGGTTTACAACGGAGTCTCGTGGGAAGGTACGTCTAGTACCAAGACGGTCGAGGAGCAGACTGCCAGCGCTGCGCAGACGATATTCTCCTTGGCTAATCCGTATACACCGGGTGGCGATGACCTGAGTGTGTATATCAACGGCGTGCGTCAGGACTCGACGGCGTACACCGAAACTAACACTACCACTGTGACCTTCGTCAGCGGTCTGACTAGCGGCGATGGTGTGGTCTTCGTTGTTCAGTAGGGGGCCATATGCCGATCACAGTAGTAAAGGGCTCAGTCTGGGATTCCGCTAATGCTTTAGAGGATACGACGCCCGCAGCATTCCGCGCGGATATATCCGTAGACCGTCCCGTACAATCGGGCTCGGGTACTGTCATTCAGACTGCCGACGACCGCAATAACCTTATGCGGTTTACAGCCACGACTACGTACGACCTGCTCCCTGCTGCGACTGCTACTAATGATTTCCACCTAACTGTCATTGCCGATGGTGGGGACGTCACTCTAGATCCCAGCGGGGCGGAGACCATTAATGGCTCTCCTACCTTAGTCATATCTAACGGGTCATTTGCGACTTTATTCTGTAACGGCACTACTTGGTTTGCCGGGGTAGCCCCTACAGCCACGGCCTTTGGTCAGAGCCTGATAGAGTCAGCTAATGCTGCAGATGCACGGACTACCCTGGAGATAGAGAACAGCGCTACCGTCCTAAATAACCTAACGGCTACGGCTGATCCCCTAGCTACGGATGACTCCAATGACGGATATTCCATTACGTCTATCTGGGTCAATACGACTACGGATTCGGCGTTTATCTGTGCAGACGCTACTGTTAGCGGAGCTGTGTGGATCCCCGTTATTGAGTTAGGTGAGGAGAATCTATACACCGCGCAGCAGCGCATGACGCTGCAGACGGACACTAGCTCCGGTGGGGTCGTGACGTTTAGTTTCGTTGGAGGTGATTGCTTCGTCGATCTGACGGAGAACATCACTAACATTACCATTAGTGACCTGCCCGAGAACGCATGGGCGACACTCATCATCCAGCAGGGTGCCGGGGGGTTCACTGTCACAGGCTGGCCTGCTGCAGTGCTTTGGCCGGGTGATAGCGAGCCGGTTGTCAGCACGACGGACAACGCTTACGACGTGTTTTCGTTCTACAAGAAAGGTACTGACATTATCGCCAGTGTCAGCCAGGACCATCGCTAATGGGTACTCCGTTACAGAAGCGGTCGCAGGTCGCTGCGGGTGCGGGCGGCTGGGGCGGCGAGTCGAACATCACGCGCTCGGCGTGGTTTGATGGGAGTGCGGACCATTTAGACCGCACGCCTAGTTCCGCAAGTTCTGACAGAACGCGCCAAATTTGGGGTTGCTGGATACGCCGGATCGACTTTAGCGCCGCAGCAAGGGGAATTTTTGGGGCGGGTACGGGCGCGACCGCGCGTGTGTTGACGTTTCTATCAACGCACGAGTTTTACTGGGCATTGGATGGTTCAAGTACTGCGACATCTGTCGCGGTGTTTCGCGATACTGAATGGATGCATTTGGTAGCATCGTATGACGGGAACGAAACGGGCAACGCTGAGCGGTTAAAAGTCTACGTGAACGGCGTAGAAATAGAGCTGACGTTCTCAGGGACAATACCGACAACCCCGCAACATTTTGGCGACGCGGTACTGCACACGATTGGCTCTAACACTAGCGTTGGCAATGTAATGCATGGGTCGCTGACGCAAGCGTTTCACATTGCCAACAAAAGCATCCAGAACGCCGACCATGCAATCACGGACTTCGGTGAAAGTGTCACGGCTGGCACTAACGGTAGCATTTGGGCTCCGCGCAGCGATGCCGCTATTAAGACGCTAGTAGATGCTGGGGGTAGCAATTCGTTTCTGATCTCAAGCGCATTTGGCGACGGCACCGACGACAGCGGCGGCTTTACGCAAGTAGCAACCGGCACTGCGGGCGGCGATATGACATCTGGCGGCGGCGTTGCTTCGGCGTTTGACGGACAGCGTTTCGTCAGTGTTAGCAGCGGGCCAAACAATGCCAGCGGCACGACCGGATACGTCGAGACTGACAGTATGGACGGGCTTGCGCTTACACTTGCCCGCGTGTACAGACCAAACGATACAGGGCATGACGGGGCCGCTGGTAGCGCCACTATTACGTTCGACATTGAAACAAGCGCAACGGGCGCTTGGGGCGGCGAGGAAACCAGTTTAGGGACAACCAACGTCACCGACTACGATGGGGGCTACGGGGCCTACGCATATACCGACATCACGCTGACCGGCACAGTTCTCGAATATGTACGCTGCAAGATTACGACAACCGGGTCCGGCGGGGTGCGTATGGGCGAGTTTGAACTATTCACAGGTAGCGGCAAAGTTCCTAATCATTTTGTGCCGACGTCAATGTCCGACGCAACGAACGGTAGCCGTGACACACCATCTGACCCGCTGATAGTGTGGTCAACGCTGTCGCGAGCCATTACACCAAACAACTCTTGGCAACTGGCCGAAGGTGGGCGGTTTGCGGATAACACCGCTGGCGGTGGGCTCGGGGTCATGGGCGGTAGTATGTCTGCTACCGCTGGCGACGGTGTCCTATACATTGAGTACGAGTTCAGCGGCTCATTCGCTGCGGGTAACGGTGCTTGCATTGGCATCTCTTACCAAATTCGCACCGACGGTGCGCGAAACCACGGTAGTGATAATCTTAATCAGTTACTGTTGGATAGTGGGGACTTTTCGGCCATCAGGGATGCCACCGATGGGACGCTGACTATCGAGAACGGTGGGTGGACTGGTACGTTTGCGCCCGGTGACACAATGGGCATGGAGATTGACTTCGACAATGACACCATCGAGTTCTACAAGAACGGCACCAGTATAGGTTCGCCGTACACACCTAAAGCCACGTTGGCTGGTAGACGATGGACCATCATGTGCGGAGACCGCACGAGCATATCGGTCAACCAGGACATACGGCTGAATGTTCATGAAGACGACTGGACAGGTACACCAAGTGCCGGAGCGAAGGCGTGGAAGTACAGTAGCCTACAGACACCGGCAGCGCAGGGCGCTGACTTGTTTAATGCCTTGCTGTACACCGGTGATGGAACGTCGAGCGGCTCGGGCGGACAGTCGCAGACTGGCGTCGGATTTCGGCCGGATTTTGTGTGGGTCAAAGGTCGAAATACGGCATCAAGTCATAGATTGGTTGATTCGGTTCGCGGAGTGCAAAAGTCGCTGCAATCGGATGTTACCAACGCCCAAATAACCGAGGCCGAAGGGCTGACGTCGTTTGACGCCGATGGATTTACGCATGGCAACGTGGGCGGATTTGGGCTGGCGTTTAACTACGTTGCGTGGTGCTCAAAACTGGCCGGCGGCACCACAACGACAAACAGCGACGGCGACATAACGGTTAACATCCAATCAAATGAATTTATGTCTGTCGTCGAGTGGGCAAACACTAATGCCGACGTCAATATCGGTCATGGGTTAGGCAGTGCAGATCTGACCATAATCGGTAGACGGTACGATGTTGGCAACAGTTTTGTCGTGACGTTTCCCAGCATGACAGATAATCAATTCTTGCAGCTTGAGAGCAATATACAGGTTCAAAACGTCACAAGTGGGACGATTCGATACCATCGCGACGATTTTACGAGCACGACGTTCCGGGTCGGTACTTATATCAACGCTAGCGCAGGAAACTCGGTTTGTTGGATTTTCAAAAACTTGCCGGGGGTTTGCCAGACGGGCGCATATGTCGGTAACGGCAACGCTGACGGTCCTTTTATCGCGACGGGAATGCGCTGTCGCTGGATTTTAATTAAGGGCAATGTGAGTTCGCAGGAGTGGTTGATGTTCGACACGGCGCGTGACCCGTTTAACAATGATGCGACGCTCTACCTGGAGGCGGACACCAACCTCGTCGAAGGCACGTCCGGCGTGAAGTCGGTCGACTTTCTAGCCAACGGTTTCAAAATTCGCGACACGTCCGCGACATTTAATTCCAGCGGCGTTGATTACTATTACCTTGCCATTGCCGACGTAGGCAGCGGCTCCGGACTGCCACCAATTCCTGGGAGATAACATGCAATACGCAATCGAAAGTGGAGCCACCTGGGTGCAGGCGTCACCTAACGCAGCCGCTGAGCGCGCGACTTCCAACAATTGGGGCAACGTGATTAGCCCCGGCAATTTAGCCCAGCTGCCTGACGCTACGCTGGCAGGTCTTGGTGTGCGCAGACTGGACCGTCCGACGTTGTCGCCGCCTAACACGTACATGAACGCCTCGCCTGGGACCATTACCCCAACAGGAGACCGTGCCACTCAGGCGTGGACGTACACTGACATGCTGTTAGAGCAGGCGCAGCAGCGATGCTCGCGTGATATCGAAGCCAGGGCCGCGCAGTCGCGCGTTCAGGGCGTGGTGCTGCAGGGCCATAGGTTCGATACCGACCGCGAGTCTGTGGACCGATACGGCCTGATTGGGAGCGCTATGGGTGCAGGTGTCACGTACCCTGCAGGGGGCATTCCGTTCCATTGCACTCAGGTCAGTAACGAGACGGCCAAGCGGGTGCGTCTGGACGCCACGCAGTTCCAGGCGCTCATCCAAGCAGTGGCTACGCTGATGGTGCAAACTGCCGACAACGAGGACACGTTGCTGACGCTCGCGGAGACGGCGGTCGACATTGATGCCGTGCGTGCGATTGATATTGATGCGGCATGGCCGTAGTGGAGGGGGTAAATGAGACTAGCGAAATTAGTGATTGTCGTGTGCGCGGCGTTTGCTGTGTCTGGATGTCTGGCGACGGTAGCCACTGTGGGTGCCAGCCTTGCTACGGGCATTGTTGCCGGGTGTGATAACGCTGCCACCACTGCCAGTGCTAATCGCTCAAAAGTCAGCGACGTCTGCGGCAGTCTGTTCGGTAAATAATCATGGGCTCGATGCGCGAAGACTTACTGGTAACGTACGGGCGAATGCCTGTCATCCGACCAATACCGACCAAGCCGGGGGATGAGCCTCGCTATCAGCTTCTGAACGTGTACCGATTCGAGGATGAGGCAGGCCGAGAGTGGACGATTCGCCCTGGCTATGTCTATGACGGCGCGTCCATCCCGACACTGACCGGCCTGACCTGGGTGGCGACCTACAGCAAATTCGACCCGCGCGTCATGCGCGCCGCGCTAGTCCATGATTATTTCTGTGACACGCGCCCGCCGGACCTGAACTATATGCAGGCTGCGGACTTGTTCCATAAGATGCTACTGGAAGACGGGGCGGGAGAATGGAAAGCCCGGACGATGGTCCGAGCTGTGAAGATGTTCGGACCTAAGTGGGAGTGACTGATGGCGAAGAAAGCAACCAAGAAGGACCTCAAGTCCGCCAAACTGTATGTAAATACGTTTACTAAGGAGATTAGATCCGGTTCTGACGCTAAGACCGCTTCGAAAAAAGCGGATCGAGAGATGTGGAGGCCCGAAAATTGGTCAAATTTTAAGAGTACTGTTACTGACGTTTATCGTAAGAAAAAGAGGTGATGCCTAAGATGACGAAGAAAAAGAAGCCGATGGCTTACAAGAAGGGCGGCAAGGTGTTTAAGCCTTGTGCGGCTTGTCCATCACCAGCTAAGTGCCGCAAAGCTGGTAAGTGCGCCAAGAAGAAATAGATCATGGCTCGCCTGAAGTTACAGAAATTTCTAGGTAAGTCTCCGAAGATATCTGAGGAGCTGCTTCCTTCTGTCGGTGCGCAGGAGGCTACTAATTGTAAGCTGTATTCAGGCGACTTGATCCCGTACCCGTTCCCGGTCATCGTAGGCAATACGTCCTTGGCCGGGACCACTCAGACTCTGTATGGCCTGCGGGATCCTAGTGACAATAGCCTCGTGTTCCTAGCTTGGAACACTGTCGTTGACGTGGCTATTGCTTCGATTACGGACGCCGACGAGCAGCGTTTCTACTACACTGGCGACGGCTTACCGAAGGTTAGTACGTATGAACTAGCCACTAGCGGCACGCCGCCGTATCCGTCTCAGTTCTATGAGTTGGGGTTTGAGGTCCCTGATGTTGATCAGGTCCCTACGGCTACGGCAGTTACGCCAGTAACTTCCGAAACTGTTAGCTTTGCTCGTGATAACTCCGGGGTTACGACGCTTGTCACTGCTACAGCGCACGGTTTCCGTTCGGGTAACTCCATCTCCGTCCAGGGCTTTACGGTACGGTCAGGCACGTACACGAATGCTAACCCGACGACCATCACGATTACGGATCACGGTCTGGAGACCGGGGCTACGATCACGCTGGACTTTACGAGTGGCAACGCCGCCAGCGGCGTCTACGATATTACTAAGGTAACAGCCGATACCTTCACCGTAACGCTGCCGTCAGCACCGGGGTCTAGCGGCAACGTAGATTGGGACATTTCCGGATTCAATTTATCTAATACCGTCGTCACGGTTTTGGACGACACGACGCTGACTTACTTCAACCCTGGGTTTGAGGTAACCACTACGACTGCCGACCCACCAGCTCAGGATGGGCGACTGGATTTAGCCGGAGATACCGAGGCACGCACTTATGTGTTCACATGGTTTACACCGTGGGACGAAGAGTCTGGACCGTCCAAAGCTTCGGAAATTCTTTACATCAAGGGCGGCACGCGAGTCGATATTACGGACCTACCTACCGCGCCTCCGACAGGAGATAACTATATTCGCGGTATACGGCTCTACCGTACTATTGGCGGCTCTGGTGGATCTGACTTCATTCGGCTGAATACTCTCTGGTATCCGACTAGCATCACTACGGTCGAGCGAGATACCGACATTGCAAAGATCACCACGGAGTTCCCCCATAATTTGGCGGTGAACGATATCGTGAAAATTTCGGGCTGTACGGATACGTCGTTTAATGGTGCGGACTTACTAGTTATCGCCACTGCAAGCGACTTCTCGTTCTTAGTCGATCAAGTAGGAGCGGACACTCCATCTACGCCGGACTCCACGGGTACGCTGTTTCATGACGTGTCCGAGAATCCCGGCACTACCACTGCCCGGTACTGGGGTGACGGTGGGGACTATTCGTTCATTGATGATTTCGACTCGCTAGCTCTGACCGGGATCCTCGACAGCGAGGACAACTTCCCACCTCCGGTAGGGCTCAAGGGACTTACTCTGATCCAGCGTAATATCCTCGCTGGCTTTGTAGATAACGAATTGTATCTGAGTAAGATCGGCCGACCTTATGCATGGCCGGAGGCTTCTACCTACGCCCTCGAATATAACGTCGTTGGGATCGCCGCTATTGCTGGTAGCGCCCTGATTCTTACAGAGGGGTATCCCTATATCCTGGCAGGTAGTGACCCCGAGCAGATGTCGTTATCTAGGATCGATGCGTTCTATCCATGTCTGAGTGCCCGCAGTATTGTGGCTATGGACTACGGCATCGTCTACGCCACCCACGACGGCCTAGCTGTTTACTCCCCATCTACCGGCGCGCGGATCGTTACCGGCGCGCTTTATAACAACGATACGTGGCAGACTGAGTTCGACCCCACGACTATCGTTGCGGCGTATTACGGATCGAACTACTTCGCCTCCCATTCAGGAGGGGCCTTTGTATTCGAGCAAGACGCCCAGGCAGGCGGGTTCTTCGTAGACTGTACGTATACGTTCGACGCCAGCTGGTACGACCCTGTATCGGGTAGCTTGTTCTATGCGTCCGGGACCGGCGGCGATGTTAGCCAGTGGGATAATTTGGAGCAGCCAGCGTCTACGCAGGTATGGAAGTCCAAGATCTTGACCACCCAAGACATGGTTAACTTTGGCGCTGCCAGGGTTATAGCCGACTATGTTGATACGGAAACCCAAGACTGGGATACGTTTACCGACACTTGGGAGGCTACGACTTTTTCTTGGACGGTATCTACTGACGTGTCTTTCAAATTTTATGCGGATCAAGGATTAGTGTATTCTAATACGATCTCTAATAAAGACATATTCCGTCTACCCACTGGGTTTCGGACTGATACGTACGAGGTTGAATTAGAGAGTAATATCCGCATTCGGTCTGTTCATTTAGCCGAAACACCTATAGCGCTCAAGGCGGTCTAATGCCTGAACCAATTTACACACCAGTTCCCGGCGTACCTACAGAAGGGTTACCGTCTTCTGTGTTCCAGTTACTGAATGCGATTAAGGACAACGTCGAGCTACTAACTGGGCTCCGTGGCGGCACTTCCAATAGTTCGCAAGCTGTAGCAAAGGGAGGTATCACAATCTCCAGCACGCCCGCGCAGCGGCTTACGCGGGTAACAGCTCAGGGTTCCGGCTTCTCTATATCCGGTGAGCGCGTGGCTAGTCTCGATGACTACAATCGTTTGCGGCAAGACGTGCAAACCTTGGCGGAAGATGTGGGAGCACTAAACAGTGCGGTACAATCGCTTATTGATCAATTGAGGGCCTAAATTAATGGCTGGCTTCAACTCTAATCGCCCTGATCTACCTGAGTCTATTAGGGCTGCAATGAACGGCGGCGTCGGCGTCGGGGTGTACCAAGACGGGGGGATGGTAGGTCCGGGCGGTATGCCCGTACGTCCTACGGCTGTACCCGGATCTTCCCCTGCTGGTTTGGGCTCGGGCCCAGGGGTTATGTCAGCGGCACCAATGGCGTCCAGTCAGGACCTGGAGGAATCTCTCCAGCGTGTCCAGCAGCAGGCCCCTGAGAAGCTAGCGGAAATTCGCGCCATGATGGTCCAGGCCATGCAGAGCGGCGAGCTAACCCCGCAAGAGCTGAACATGATGGTCCAGCTAGCTACTGTAGCGGCGCAGGATCCGAGTATGTATCCGCAGGTCCGCGCATTCGCTATCCGGCAAGGGCTCGCTACTGAGGCCGATTTACCTGTCCAGTATGACCAGGGGCTTGTGTTCGCGATACTGGTTGTAGCCCGCGCTATGCAGGGTGAGCAAGGTGCAGCCCCGGCGCAGCCTATCACTATGGCCTCCGGTGGCATGGTCCCCGGTATTGGCTCTGACGACGGCGCTGTGCCGATCATCGCGCATGAAGGGGAGTACGTTATCCCCAGTAATGTCGTAGCACGTAAAGGCACCGAGTTCTTCGATAAGTTGATAGCGTCGAAAGAGGGCGGCAAGTCTGGAGATGGCTGAGTCCAGCGTACAGATGCTAGCTCCGGAACAGGTCACGGATATGTGGTCTGATCTAATGCCTATGTTTGATGCGTCGGTTAAAGCTAACCCAATGGCCGAGACAGAATATGTCGCTGATGACGTACATATGTTAGTGCTTGGAGGTATGGCATCTATAGTTGCTGTATTGAAAGCAGGTAAACCTGCGTTTGCCCTGGCCTTTCAGTTCTGCGACACCAACGGCATCAAAGGCGTAAACATAATTGGGATGGGTGGGGCTAACCTGCTCAAATATAAAGCCGCTTACTGGGATGCGTTCCTCGACTGGCTACGAGCAAACGGCGTGCAGTTTATCGACGCCTACGTACCGACTGAGAGACTCGCTCTCTATGAGAAGCGGATGGGATTTAATAAGTCATGCGCCTTTGTGCGCAAACTACTGTAGGTCTCCGAGATGGGTAAAATTGTAAAGACCGTCCTCCCTATCGCCGTTGGTATCGCGGCTCCTTTCGTACTACCCGCTGTGGCACCGGCCTTAGCGGCCAGCCCGATCCTCTCCGGAGCGCTCACCGGAGCCGTTGGCGCTGCGATCGGAGGCGGCAACATACTTACAGGCGCGCTCACCGGTGGGCTAGGTGGGGGCCTTAGTCAAGCGTTCAACACTTTCGGCCAGTTCGGTTCTGGCGTGTTCAATCCCGCTAGCCCCGGAGCCGCGTCCGCCCTTGGAGGCGTAGGAGGTAGCCCGAGCTTCATAACCGGGCCCGAGTTCTTCTCTACCGGTACGGGCACCTTCGGCGGGCCAGGGTTTAGTGCAGCTGCTAGTCTTAGCGGACCATCGCTTGGGCAGACGCTGGGAACATCCGTGGATCTTTCAGGCGTGGGGAGTGACGGCTTTATTGGCGGCTTCGCAGATGACTTCGGCAGCTTCCCCGGTGTAGCACCTACTAGCTCGACAGCTGGCTTATCGGTCCCTACATCGACAGCTGGCTTATCGGCGTCTCCCACTATATCGCCCGCGAATTTCGCCGGTGATACTGGGCTAGGCGCTACTGCCACAGGCGCTACTGCCGCAGGCGCTTCCGGAGACGGTGGGCTACTCAGTGGGAACTTTGGGAAGAACCTTGGGAACATGGGGCTTAAGTTGCTCTCGTCGGCACTCGCCGAAGAGCCTGATCTAAGCGCTGCCGAGGACGCCCTTGCTCGCCAAAGGGCCTTGGCCGAGTCCGAGTTTGGTACTAACCAAGATCTGGCGGACCGGAAGGTTCGGGCGTCGGACGAGGTTATGGGGGGAGCCCGAGCGATC